TTTCTAATCTGATTCCCCCAGTCTGTAGCTGTCGCGAGAGTAGTCTTAGTAAGTCTAGGTTCTAAGAAAGTGTATCCGTAATTAACTCCACGATTTTTCATGTATGCCTCCATTTCGTCTACGTCTAGAAACGTATAATCTGCGATAAGGCGTGTCTCTGCTGTATTGATAGAGAATGGTCTTGTGGGGTCTCCACCTGAGGCGATAGATACTCGCTTCGTAGGGTCTGAGAAGGTTATCTCTAACTGAACGTCTTCCATAATTTTAAAGAGCGGTAATTCTTGACCTCTGAGGCACGGCACGAGGTCGTCTAACCTTAGAGAAAATACTGGCTGATTATTTAATTTCATAAAATCATAAACTAAATGATTAGTATCCGTAGCAGTAGCATTTACAACCTTCTCTTTACCGTTATCTATAGTAATATGGCTACTCACGTTAGCCTTTCCGTCGTCATAAGATAAACCCATAGATAGACATTTACCTTCTAGAAACTGGTCTCTTTCTTTAATAACTGAGTGGTCTGTAAAGACACTTTCGTAAGCGTGAAGGTGTCCCCAGTCCTGAACTTCACAGATAGTCTTACCATTTGACGAAAAACGGACCTTCGAAATCAACGAGGCAATCCCCACGGAGAGGGGATAGAAGCTTTCAGTCGCAGGACTATTTAAAGAGAAAGTAATACGAGAACCCGCGTTTAAAATACCTTTATTCTGAAACTGAAATCTGCAGAACGTTTCGCTCTGAACCACAGGCTCTAGAATATCAGTATCAATACGAGAAGTAGGGTCGGTCATGACAGGACCAGCACGGAGAAAATCAGGCTTAGTAAATTGAGACATTTTATATTTATAACTTAATAAATATAAAAAATAAATAAAAAAATGTTAAAAAATTAAGTATAGATTTTATAAGGTGTAATATAATCTAATGGTTTAAAATTACTTACATTTTCTCCGTCTATTCCTAATATATTTTTTTGGTTATAATAATATTTACCACTTAATACGAAAAAAAATAATCTATCTATATCTTCCATGACTTTATTATAATTTTTTTTATTATCTTTTATCTCTTTATCTTTTTTCATTTCTTCAGTTCTTTTTTTCAGAATTAGAGAAAATATATCTTCAGGTAAATAATTCATTTATATTTATTTATATTTTTTTATTTACGAAATAACCTGAACCTGTCCCTGATTGTATACTAGAGTATTCTTATGGTGGACGAAGACGAAAGCACTATTAGGGTTATTGTCGTCTAACGCTAGGTCTAACTGGAGACCCCACGCTTCACGAGAGAAGTCAGCTCCGTCTGAGCCTAGAGTATCATAAGCGACACCTACGCCATAAAGGATACCACCCTGATTCACGTCGTTGTCGTCAGTAAGATATCCCTTCTTACATGTAGAAGGAGATACTAGAGTATGACTAATCTTCTTAAATGGTAGAACTGAGTTCATGAAGTTTCCGATAATCTGAGGGTCTACTTGGTGAGTATTTCCTGTCTTCTTAAAGGACGTATCAATATTATAGTCTAGTGGATAACGCATACCTCCCTTAGTCATTACTAACTGAGAAACGTCTGCGATAGCTCCTGCTCCTGTAAGAGGGTTAATAGTCTGGAGAGAGTTAAAGTTTAGATTATTGAGATAATTGGAGGGGACGAAGTTAACCATAGTAGAGGATACTCTGTTAAGACCGAGCGAGAAGTTAAGATTAGCATTCGTAGAGTTGATAGTAGTGTAGTATCCTGTAATAGAATTATATTCTAGTGGTTGAGGTTTAGCTTCTACCTGTTCGCTGACTTCACATACTAATTTAAGGTCTGTAAGTTCATAGAAAGCACCTGTTAAATTACCTGCTGTAGCGTCTCCGTCTTTAGCATATAGCACCATACTATCGGGAGCTAGGTGTAGAGAAAGCATACAGCCCCCGATACCTGTCTGGCTACTAAGATTAATACCACTATTACCCATTAGGAGACCTGTAGGGATATGCATACAGAACTCATTAGAGTTCGCTCCTGCTCCTTCTCTGATAACTGATAACTGCTGTCCGTCTGTTGAGGGGAGAGTAAGACCCATATTACTATATTGATTAAGGAGTGATTTCTCGTCATTAACTACACCCATGTAGCTACTGTAAAACCTATTCGCTGAACGGACGTGTTCTATAGTTGTCTTACTGCGTCCTGAACTGATAACTACTTGGTCTAGGAGAGACCATAGACCGATACGACTATCCATACATAAATTATCGTCAGTAGCCTTATCTCTGTCTGCATTCTTAAAAGCATGAAAACGTCCACATATACGAATAGAGCGAGGGAGGAGTGTTGCCTCCTGTTCTGCGATTAAAAAGTCTACGACTGGTCTACCTCCTTTATATGAATGACTGGCGTTAGTATTTTGCGGTAAAATCTCTAAGAAGCGATTACTCATTATTTATACTATTTAATATATAAATAATTTAAAAAACTTAAAATTAAAAAAACATTTCTCTTAAACAATTACCGAAACATTATCTCCCTTAATAACTATACGTCTTAAATGAAATACGAAGTTATTCCATAGGTGATTTTTAGTCGGTGGCGTTCCTTGATAGTTGACCTGAAGATTAAAGTCTTTATTTCTAGTATCATAAACTCCCTCAACTCCCATAGCCGAGAGACTTAATGCTCTACCGATTACGAAGTTTCTATTAAAATCAGCTAGAGACTTTACATTAATAGAACTCTGGACGAGAGCCTTCTGAAGCTCTATAATCGGCTGAGCTGAGATACTGGTCTTAGAAGAAGTCTTTTCACAGTTAACAGGACGAGAAGGTTGTAAGCGTCCGTCATATACGAACTGATAATCAGTAAGGTTATCAGAGATACCTCTGAACTGGTCTCCTGCGAGAAGTTGTCCGTCTTCGTCTACTGTTGCTCCTACGTCATAAGTTCCCTTAGCACCGATACGCTCTCTACTGGTGTAGCTGGTAGCGTCTGTAGGTTGCGAGAGAATTGCCTTCGCTCTTGATTGATTCAGAGGGAGACGGATATTAGCTACGATATCTCCTGCATTCTGAGAATACTTATAATTAGATACTGAAAGAATATCAGTCATAATAGCTCCACTTTCTTTCATTTTACTTAACATATCATTAACATAGTTAGAACCCATATCTACCTCCTGAACGACTAACTCTACATTAGAGAAAGTATATTTAGCTTCGTAATGGTTTTCAGGAGAAGAGAGGACACTATCCGAATACATGAACCACGAACCCGCTTCTATATCATGACCGCTATTATTAGTAATTTGAGCTGAAAGTGTAATCTTAATAAGAGGGACGTTCGTTCCTGTTCCGTCGTCTACCTCTACTAATTGTATCGCTGTAATTACAGGAGTAGCACTAAAACCTGCTACCTGACTTCCTGCTGGATTTACGAAGTTAATACGTTCACCTACTACGAAACCGCAGGACTTAGGAGTGTAGTTAGAATTAATTTCAGGGTGGATATAAAATACCTGAGACGAGGCATTATTAGCCCAGTCGTTAGCTCCTGTAATAGAACCATTAAGAGAATGAAATACTGGATTAAGACGCTGACGCTTATGACGTGAGACATTATCTAACTGAGTTAAGCACCTTGCAGGCTCTTCTAAGGTTATAACTACCTCCAGTCCTGTATACATATTAGCCCATATTTTCGGAGACCTAAAAATACCTGTTTCTAATGGGAGACAGAGTTTACATGTTAAGAAGTTATCATTAGTAAACGGTGTAGATTTATCTGCTCCTGTAAAGGTTTCAGCAGAGTAAGGATTAGTGAAAGTATCAGCACATTCAGAGCGAGTAGTTCCTAGTGTTCCTCTAGTCTCAGGTATCCATATAGTAGCACCTTCAGTCATAGCACGTTTACGCTTTTCACTATCATTCGTATCATAATCTCTCATGATAGAAACCATAGAATTATAGCCCTGTATTTCCTCTAACAATACTGAACCGAACTCGGCTGAGGTATAGATACGAATATCTCTGATAAGAGCCTGACCTCCCATACGAGGGTCTAATTGCAGACGAGTAGGCTGGTGAGTTGTAAGGTCTGGTAGTTGGATTTTAAAATCACCTCTGAGATAGCATTCGTCAGGTTTAATAAACTTAGTAGTGGGAGGGACTTTGATTCTAACTTCTTGACCTCCTGAGAAATTAAGACCATTAAGAACAGGCACAGACTTAGAAGTCTGTTCTATAGGGATAGTGTTTTCCGCTTTCCAGTAAGACACCGACATTTTTATAATATACTTAATATAAAAATATTCTGAAAAAAAAAATTATGAAAGTTAAAAAATTATTAAAAATTACTGTTGAGCTTGTCTACCTACCGCTAAAGCTCCTGCTCCTGCTAGGGTAGGTCCTGATTTCGCTTCTTTCATAGGGTCAGGTGCTTCTTTCTCTGCTTTTTCTTGTTGTTGGTCTAAATCCTTTTTAGTATCTTGAGCTGACTGATATCCTGAAATAGTATCTTCTACACCTGAACCTACCTGAGCTATGTCTCCTATACCTTTTAATCCTAATCCTACCATAGCACCTATAGGTCCTCCGAACGCCATTAATCCAGTACCTATCATATCTAAACCTGCTCCTCCGATATCTGCGATATTAGATATCTTATCCGCTGTAGACATTTTACCCCAGTTATTAATGTCCTCACTTATATCTAGACCTATAGAACCTATATCCCCTATTACTCCTATACCTGTAGCGAGTTTACCTGCTGATTTACCTAAAGTCTGAGCTGTCTCTACTCCTATAGTAGAACCTTTCTTTACTAACACTCTACCTCCTTCAGCGGTGGTTTTTACTATGTCCTCAGTTGCTTTAATAGGTTGACCTATCTTCTGAATATCTTTAGCGGTCTTTAATCCTTGAGCTACAGAATTAGCATGTTGACCTGCTTCTTTAATTGCATTAGTATTCGCGTCCCCTCCTGCTTGTTCCTTAAGACTTTCGGTTTCTTCTTTCTGAGTTAATGCGTCTTTAGTTAACTGATTATTATATGCGTGAACCTGAGTATTAAAGTCTTTTACTGCGTGAATATATTCGGCGTCTCTTGTTCTGTCAGCACTTCCGAACTCCATTATTTTATAATATTAATAATATTTATTTTATATTTTATTTTTTTTTAATTTATTATTCTTCTTCACTTTCTTCACTTTCTACTTCTTCACTAGGTCCAGTAGGATATATTTTATCATTAAAGTTTATCCATATCTCAGCAGGGTTTTCAGTTAACTTTAAAGTCATGAAATCATATTTTTTCTTAGTTGCTTTCTTATACATTTCTCTAAAGTTTTTATCGCCTCCGAACATACCAGACCACTCCTCACTCAGTTTCTCCAGTTCAGCTTCATTAGTTAAGCGACCACACAGTATCCAGTTAGCATTAGCTCTTATGGTGGGACTTACCTTTTTTAGTAGCTGACTAGATACAATAAATAAATCTATATTGTAATGACGATAACGAGACGCGAGATTATTTAATGCAGTAGTCTTTTCACCTAAACAATCGTCGCACACTAAACACATAGAAGGCATATCTTCTTTTTCATATTGAGACTGACGCTTAATTATATCTCTAATTAAATCGTCTGAATAATAATCATAAGTATTAAATGCCTGTTTCATGAAACGAGACGTCTGGTCGTTGTTAATTGTTGTAGATATTATCATAGTCTCGTCAAAGAAATCCTGTCCGTAAAAATCTTTATTTAATAACATATTAGATATAATCGTAGACTTACCTGTTTTAGTAGGCATAATC